CATAGCACCGCTAGGCAAAGGAGCACCAGCTACAGTAGGAGCATTAGCAAAGTTTACTATCTGACTAGAACTTACAGTCATAGCCGTAGTAGGTGTGCTACCAGTTTGGATAACTAAATTACCATTGGTGTCGCCTGTCTGAACCAATGCAGTCGTAGTTGTAGTGCCGCATTGAATGATAGACATTAGTTACTCCAAGTTGCTGTAGGTTCTGTAGGAAATGTTGCTGGTGTTGTTGGTGGATTAACAGCAATGTTACGCACTTGGCTACGATACTCTAAGAAAGCGGTTTGATTAGTTAAATAAGGATTAGATACTGCTGGGTCTGCAACAGATGCAATAGCTGTCCAATCAGTAGCAGTTAGCAATGTAGATGCTGTTGCTGTGTTTTGAGCTTGGATTTGCTGACCTTCCCATACTGGATAGGCGGCATCAAGTTGAGCCTGTGTAGGCTCTGCACCTAACTTAGCTGTATTCCATTCTAGGATTTGATTAGCTTGTCCTTCTGGCTGACCAGTTTGATAGTCACCAGCGGAATAAGGGATATTGTTTACTGATAAGTAAGCAATGATTTCTGAGTTTAAGTCTGCCATGATGTTTCCTTGTTAAGATGTAATGCCATATAAAGATACTATTCCTGAAAATGTTTGTGCGTTTTGTGTTCCAAATCTTATAGCAGTAATAATATAAGGACCAACAATAGGGCTTCCTGTACTAACATATACTTGTGGACTTCCAGAAGTATTAAAACCTCCTGATTGACCAGTTACTACTGGATATAATGTATTTTGATTTGTATCATTAATATAATATTTTCCTGAAGTAGGATATGGAGAGCCTGGCATGCCAGTGTTATAATTACTTAAATAAACTCCTTGATAACTTCCATTATATTCGTTGGATTGATAACTATTTGATAAAGACATACCATTTGTTGTATAACTAGAAGTAATCCATGTAGGACCAGAACCATAGCCTAATTGAAGAATAGCACCAACAGTTGTAGAAGCTATAACATCGTGAAAATCTAAAAAATAATTGCTATAACCAGATAACCCAGTAAATTGCGCCCAAGTTCCATTACTTATTGTTTGAGTACTAATTAAAGTCATAGCACCAGCACTAGGAGTTGACCAAGTAGGCGTTCCTGTACCAGCAGAAGTTAATACTTGACCAGATGTTCCAGCCGCAGTAAATGAAGTTGTGCTAGAGCCAGTTTGAAATGGAATTTTACCAGCAGAACCACCTGATAAATTAGCCACCGCAGTTGGTGTAGTAGCCGCAGTAGTTTGAGTTGTTCCATCTGGAAATGTAACGCCAGATGTACCGCCAATAATTGTACTCATATTAGATTACCACCCATCTTTGACCGCTTGATACGGTTACGGTTATACCACTATTAATTGTCATTGGACCAACAGAGAATCCATTTTGACCGCTTGGAATAGTTTGATTAGAGGTTACTTCTGTTGCATTAATTGTTATAGGGCCGATAGCTGCTGTAGGGGTTGTCCAAGTAGGAGCAACGCCAGTACCTCCAGAAGTTAATACTTGTCCTGATGTCCCAGGATTATTACTAGAATGAACTGCTTTAGACGCAGGGTAATCTACCCATACATCTTGTGTTCCACTGGAAAAATTAACCAGTGAACCTGAATTAGAAGAGGACAGTACAGTAGTTCGGGCAAGTGTTGTGCCTCCACTACCGACTGTACCAAGACCTACTTCCCAGTTGCTACCAGCTTGGTCTGCAATGGTGTAGTAGGTTGTATTGCTGGCTCCAACTCCAGCCGAAAAAGATTGATATTCTGTAGCAGCACCAAGAAGGGTAACAGTACCCGTACCTGGTGATGTGCACGATTCTTTTACTCTATCAGCTAGAACGAGAGCCATTTATTGCCTTTATTAACTAAATTGAACTTTGAATGTAAAAGCAATACTGTCACCGCTGTTTAAAGCAATACCAGTAAAGTCGCCTTTAACAAATAAGTTACCAGAAGTAGAAGCATCAAATAAACCAGCATTAGTGATTGTCTCACCAGTAGCAGCAGTTTGAGTACCTACAACTTGGAATGTATCGTTAGTTGTTGATGTTGTTTGCTGAGATACTGTACCACTAACTCGTGGTGTTACCTCAGTAAATAATGTTGTATCAGTAGCACCAGTAGTACCTGCACCAGTTCCCCATGCGACATATTGGGGTACAGTGCCTCCGCTGTTTAGACGGCTAGTAATAATAGCCCTACCTGTATTGACTAATAGCGTAGCCATAGTTTAATTCTCCAGATAAGTCTCTTGATTGGGTTTTGATGATAATAATCTATAACGCCAAGTTCTTCCACACTACCGTCAGCACGAGTGATGGTGGCAATTAATTGGATTTCCTTAGCGTTAAGATTAGTGTTCATCATGTATGTTGTTTAACCAACTCAAGAATAATAGTAAAAGTCAGCTTCTGACCTGTTCCTTCATAGTCAAAGCTAGAAGTAATACCACCTGTAGGTGCTGGAGTATCATTATTAATAATACCGCCATAACGCCAAGCGTCTACTTTACCACGACCTGCCAAGTTCCAGATGATTGCATCACTGGCCTCAGTAGTATCTTGCCACCATAAGTTTACGGTAAGCAAGTCTTCAATGTCATAGTTAATTTTGTTAATACGGAGGCGGTTAGCCTTTACTCCGTTAATATCAAAATCACTTAACAAAGAAGGTAACACAACTAATTTATAAGCTGAGTCAGTCGCTGTTAAAGTACCTTCATACTTAATAACTACGTTACGAGGACCGTCTACCAACGTTTGAATTGAATACGTAGTGGTCATATCAGCCCCTTATTAACGTGAAAGTTCTTGAGCTGTACCAATAAAGTCTACAGTTAAAGTATCAGTTGCTGTTGGAGTAATTTGAAGAACAGGCGTAATCAAAGCATTAGTCAATGTAGTACCAGTAGAACCAATAGTAGGTGCTGTTACACGAGCTACCATAGTGTTACCAGAATATACTAACAAATCTGTACCATCAAAGTATAAACCAAGTTCTACCCAAGTTGCTGCAGCAGCCGTAGCTACACCAGTAACCAAAGTAGTAGCTGTAGAGTTTACAGTAGATACTAAGTTAATAGAAGTGCTTGAAGCAGCTTTGCTAAACCAGAGACCATCAGTAGTTGCTGAACCAGCTTGTAAACCTACATAGAAAGATTTAGTTCCAGAAACAGCAGAAGCTTGGAAACGTGTTGTAAACCAGAAACGGTTACCTGCTACAAACTGGAAAGAAGAACCACGCTTGTAAGTAGAGGTAGCTGTGGTTGTACCACCTGGAGTTAAAATAGCTTGACCGCCAATACCATCTGCAAGAGCAAAGGTAGAACTAGTACCAGTAATGATGTAATCAGTACCAATAAGAGTGTTGAAGTCGTTCATGTAGCTAGTGCTACCTAAATTCTGTAAACTAGCTGTATGGAAAGGGTCTGGGTAAGGATAGCTGTAAAACACTTCACCAGAGTATGCTGTGGATATACCACTTGTAAAACGGGTTGGATTACTCATTTAATTGTTCCTTAACGTGATGAGTTCACGCCCGAAGGCGTTAAGGTAATAGAAATTATTACGAATGATTTTTAATACTAGCTACAGGAGTCATGCGTTTCTTTTTAACGCCAGACAACTGACCGCCTTGATTCTCTACCGCTTGGGTATTGCCTAAACCTTTAGGTGCTTTAGCTTTTGGAGCTGAAGTGCCTTTCATACGATTATGTACGATTGCCCCTTTAGGTTCTTTGATAATTGGATAGTCCATTATTTGTCCTTTAAGTAGGAAAGGAAAGGAGTCTTGTGAACTCCTAACCCTGCCATTTTTCTTTTTAAATCAAAGTGTTATGGACCATTCACGCCATAGATAGCACGTGGGTCTGTCCAACCAAAGCTATAACGCTCATAGCCTTTAGCCTTAGCATTCATTGTATCGAAATCATTGTCTTGGTCAAACATGATACCAACACGTTCAAAGTACTGCATACCACATTGGATATTAGTACGTAAGAACCAAGCGTGTGGGCTTGTAAGGTAATGGTTCATAACGATACCTTCTGGAATGGCATTAGTTGCCTTCAGAACGTTAATGTCGTTATTTGCAGTACCTGATTGGAATACAGACTTCAGAATGCGGTTAGCGTTGTACCACTCTTGACGTGCAACAATCAAAGAGCGTGGCATTACGTTAATCAACAAACCACGGTCATTTTGGAAACCCATGATTGCTACTGTTGCGTCTTCTAAAGAAGCTTCAGACAAGTCAACAGAAACAGTAGGGGTGTTAGCAAAAGTACCACCAGAGGTATTAGGGTGAACTAATGAGCACAAAGGTTGAGCATCACCACCTGTGTAGGTAGCATTGAACGCACGATTGTAAATATTAGCAGCAACGTTTTCTTTTGTTTGACGGAAAGACATTGCCAAAGCAGCAGCACGACGCTTAGAAACTTGCTCATACAGATTATCATCCAACTCTTCTTTAGTTACAATGTAACCAAGAGCGTATGCAATGTGTGTGTAGCGAGTTACGAAACCTTGAACTTCTGAATCATACTGAACGCCTTGACCTTCAGATTTAATTGGAGCAAGACCAAATCCAGTTAACTGAACGTCTTCCTCGTAGTTTTGATGTGAAGTATCTTTGTCAAAAAGATGAATATACTCTTCAGGATGCTCATCGTAAGTTTGACCCCACCATGCTTTAACGCCAGGCCATAGGGCCTTTGGGTGAGTACCAGTTGTAATTACACCAGCCATTTTATATATCTCCTATTAATTAAGCACCGAAGGCTTGTTTGTATTGGTGTTTATTAAACACAACCAGTACGTTATTGTAAGCACCAGGAGCGTTTGAAGGCTCTTGATACATACCAACAATCTGGAACATAGAAGCTGCAGTAGCAGACGCATCGGCAGTTACATAAGTAGCTGACAAAGGTGAAGACTGAGTTAATGTAGATGTTTGGTCAGCAGTAATTGTTGGAACTGCTGTTGAACCAACTTTAGCATCAGCAGAAGCGTTAGCTTGTACAGAAT